GTTGCGGTGCAAAACGCGCTTCCAATCAGTCATAGCCTCATTACGCATCAAAATAATGTTTTCAACACCCGCAATAACACTCGTGCCATGCACCTCGTCAGCCATACGATTATGAGAAAGCACGAAAAGGTCTTCCGGCTGGAACTTCTTATTAGGCTGTTTATTCTTACTCGCCTGCTCATACCTTAAAATCATGCCTTTACTGTTATGCACGACGACAATACTTCCAGGATCTAAAGGCTTCAAATTAATCATTAGGTCGTCATCATCTCTGATGATTTCAGCATAAGCATCCTCGCCGATATAACAAGTCCTCTCGAGGTTTTCTAGGATGCTATTGAATGTGTCTTTTCCAGTTCCCCTAATCCTGTCCAAAATAATCTGAGTCCACTCGTCAGCCAAATAACCATTACCCAAAACCCAGTTCGCCTTAGTATCAATCGCAATCTTCAGTTCAGGAATGTTCTTGTAATAACCCAAATATTTCGACCAGTTCGAGTTTTGATAAGTATATTCAGACTGCCCCTCGCCCGCATCAGTCGTCTCACTATAAACGCTATAATCTACAAACTGCGAAGTTCCCGCTTCACTCGCATTTCCAATATCAGTTTGTGGCATTCAGTTCACCCAAATCATACATAACTCTCGTCAATTAATAAAACTGTCCCGTTCATCAACCATAAGGCCAGCTTGTTAGTATCATACTCTGATAATAAAGTTTTCGTACAACTATTCACACCACTGGTGTTATTGCCTCGCACCATTGGCAAAGGTTGAGCAACCCACGTATAACCATTATCTAGGCTTTTCCAAAGAATACAAACAGCACTAAACCACGTTCCCGTCCCAGTTACATAAGAGGAATACATAGCGAAATAAGTATTGCCGTTAGTCGTGCGTGTCAAATTCGACAAAATAGTGTACTGGTCATTCTGAACCGGATAAGTCGCGCACTTACTCGTAACAGTTCCCGCCGTGTTATCATAATACTGACAAATATAAGTCGTCACAGTCTGCACGTACACCATAGTAGTCGCTGATGTCGTAATCATAGTTTGCCTGCCAGGATCAACACCTGGCGCGATACCCACATTATGGGTTGTATCAGTCCAATTAAGTCCACCATCCGTAGTTTTCCAAATATTAGCACTGTCATCAATAGCGTAACCAGTAGAGGCGTCCCACATACTTATAAGATTACAATGCGTTGCAGGTCCCGTTGCAGCACTGCCCCAGTTCGCCCCACCATTCGTACTTCTACAAATACCAGGACCGCTTGCATCAATACCACAACACACCGCAATACCTTCTGTTGGAAAATCACCATCCATTATATACGTTAATATCGCGGGTGCTACCGCGAAAGCAGTCCAATTATTCCCGCTATCCGTAGTGTACGCGCCAGTGTTCGCCGTATCACCACGCCAAGCAAAAGCCTTTGCCTTATTCGCCCTGCAAACAGTCGCGTTCGCCATAACCAAAGCAATGTCAACCGCACAGTTCGCCCAAGTCATTCCACCATCAGTAGTTCTTCTACTACTCGCGTTATTAACATTAACCCAAATAAGAGGGCTGTGACAAATAAGGCCAGCGTCGCCAGGCGTCGCGTCATAACGAATGTTGTTAAACGCCAAATTCGTCGGAGTGCCGTAAACATTTCTCACAACAGTTTGCTGAGTATCAGTCCCCAGGCCTTCGCCTGTCAGCTCGCTTTCATTAAACAATCCTGACTTTAACAATCCAAACTCTAAAACCATTTTCCTTTCACACTCATACTGTCAAAATCTTCCAGTTCGCCCTCACGCCGAATGTTAAACGGCGTGGCGTGACCAGCATTAACCATTTCCTCACTAACAAGAATGCCCCCCACCTCAATCTCGCCAAGAAGCCTGCCCCACTTCTCAACACGATTAAACCTATCAATCCGTACGCAGACCTCCTCATTAAGCAACAACCCGCTAAGATAATCCCTTGCATCACCGCCCCTCACACCAGTACACAATTCAGGGGCGTCAATACTCGCAAGCCTTAACGGGAAATCAAAATCGCGAAAATCACACCTAAGAGTAACAGTATCACCATCATGCACCTTAACAACGACGGCAAGAAAATCCTGCGTAATCTGCTCATGAAGGCTATCAAACCCATATTCCTCAATTTCCGCGTTCGTAAGCTCAGGATATTTTTTCCAATCATGCTCATCACCCCACGCCATCATGCACCAGACATGAAATCCTTAGTCTTCTTATCACGCAACAACGCCAAATCACGCAAAGCAGCATCCCTCAACACATTAATCATATCCTCAGCTTCCACTCTCGTCGTAAAACCACTCATATCCCACTGAATAACATAAATCGCAGCCAAATTGGACGCGCAATCCTTCAAAATCGCCTTAACATCAACGTTAAGCGTACTATAAGCATCAGTCCAATTAAAACGCGTAACACAATTGATGAATGACTCAACTTGCGTCATATAACTATTAACGTACGCCTCAGCCTTACTCGTCGCACTCGCCTTATTCCCAGCCTTATACCCCACTTCCGCAGTAGTCGCAAAAATCCCAGTATCAGCCATACCACAACCCCAATAGTGCCTAACTATAAAAACATTTCTCTCTTCTAATAAACATAAATATCCAAACCACGCTCACGAACACACCAACAAGCACGCACCAACGCCTCAGTCAAATGACCATAACCCCCCGAAATCATCAACTTCCTAGCCTCACTACAAGAATACTCAAACTTAATCGACGTCAAACTACGCAACAACAAAACATCATGCAACAACTCCAAACGATCATTCTCAAGAAGCACAAGAACATTACTATACAAATCCTCCTTCAAAATACCCCTCTTAACCTCAACATCCTCACAATCCAACCTCATCTCAACCCTCTTACTAGCATTATTCAAACCAACAACCCTACGACCCAACTTCTCAACCAAAACATCAGTAACCCCACCACCCACACCCGCATCATCAACAAAAACACGCCTAAAACCAAGTTCATGATCTAAAGCAACAACACGACCAATAGTATCAACCGTACTCACATTAGAAGTCACCAAACCACGCACAACCCTTAACCGCTTACCATCACTCGACATCTCAACCACAATAAAAGCATTCTCATCCCCACCATACCTCGCAACATCAACCCCAAGATAAAAACTACTCCCCGCCCACTTATCCTCAACCCCCCACTTCAACAAAGTCATACGCCTCTTAACTAACTCAGTACCAAAAAACTGACAAAACTCATCAACAAACTCACCCAACCACTCCTGAGCATACTCAGCCCTAGACAAACGCTTCTTCTCCTTAACCAACAAACTCTTAGGAATCCTATCACAATCCTCACTACTAACATGCCACTGCCTAAAATCAGGATCACCAAAACACTCAAAAAAAAACCCGCCCTTACCAAACGGAGTGCTCAACAAAATAATATGACCAAAACCCCGCGTCTGCCTAGAAACCGCAATCATAGGAATAACACTAGTCCACACAACCTCAGAAACAAAAGCAGCCTCATCCACCACCAACAAATCAACAGTAAAACCACGAATAAAAACCCCAGTCTTACCCGCAGGAAGACTGTATATCTTACTACCATTCCTCAAAACAGCCCTAGTCAAAGTAGGCTCCTCAGCCAAAACATCACCCTTCAACAACTCCAAAGTATTCTTAATCTTCTCAAACAACAAACCCGACTGCCTCTGACTAGCAGCAATAACCAAACAAACAACATTATCATGCGACAAAGCAAAACGAGCAACCTTCTCAGCAACCACAACCGACTTACCAACCTGACGACCAGTCCTAATAACAACATTACCATCATAAGCCAAAACTTCCTCTTGCCACTTATCCCACTTCCACTCCCTCTCAGTCCTAACATCAAAAGTTTTCATAAAAAAACTTCTCAACCCCTACATACCTTAAATCAATCATACTCTCAACATTCATCAGCTTATAAGAGTATCGGGCAGCGCCCGATAGGGCGCTGCCATACGTCGTGCGGCGCGAGCCGCAAGCGAGCGCCGCCCAGAGCGGCGAACGATAGTGAGCCGCCATACAATCTATTGTCGCCCCGAAGCACGAGACGACATCACAGCACACCTGATAAGGTGTGCATGAATGGCGTCGAAGTGTTTACAAGCGGATATTGCAAGTCCACGCAGTAAATCCGCTCTCTTTAGAGAAGGACGAGGGGCGACCAAGCCGTCGTCGGGGGGGCATATCCAAACTTATCCGTTATACCTTATATTTATCCGTTATACCTTATATGC